GGGCCAGGGCAGCACCAGAGCGGCGCCCTGCACCAGCACGGGCCGCAGGGCCTCGAGCACCAGCAGCAGCAGGGCCGCGGCCAGCTCGAGCGGGTGCGGCGGTGGGTTGGGTGTGTGGGTCATGGGTTGGGTTGGGTTGGTTGGTGTGGGTGGGCCGTCCCCTGGGCCCGGTGGTGATCAGCGCAACGGTTCATGCGCCAGCGAGCGCTCCAGCTCGTAGGCGGCAAGGTTGGAGAGACTGCGCCCCTCCTCGTCAGCGCGGCGCTGCAGGGCCTGCAGCACATGCCAAGCAACGGTGATGCTGATCCGTTGCGGGTGTTTGAACGTGGGCCCCTCGGGCCCGTATTGCTTGGGTGTCATGGGCCTTGGTTGGTTGGGTTAAGTGCTGCTGAGGGCAGCAGGGAAGGGCCGAGGCCCCTCCGTGATGCCGTCAGTGGTCCGACATGTCGGGGAACGTGTAGGTCTCCCGGTATGGCGGCTCGGTCGTGATCTCAAACCAGGGGCAGGCGCAGTCCCAATGGCTGGGATGGGTCTCGATTTCCTCGAGGGTGCGGCGAATGGCCGCTCGGGCCTCTGCTCTGGTGGCGTAGCTGTTCACAAAATCGACCACGCCCTGGTCGTGCGCGTAGACGTGAAAGGCCATCGGTCAGGCCTCCAGGTGATGAGCGCCGACAATCGTCAAATCGCCATTGGTGAGCTCATGGGCCAGCCAGCGGCAGTCAGCCGCTGACACCGTGAGCCCGTGGCGCTCGTGGCGGTTGGCCTGGGCCAGCAGTGCCGGCAGCAGGTGGGTGACCGCTTGGTTGTCCCATCCGCGGGCGTCCTCGCTGTAGTCCCACACGACGTAGGAGCGACCCTCCAGCAGCGGTGCCAGGTATGGCAGGCTGACGGGTCGCTTCCATGCCCTGACTGCATCCAGGATCAGCCCCTGCCAGCAGTCATGCACCCGCTCAAAGGTGGGCGCGGTTGTGGTTGTGGTTGTCATGGGTCGGTTGGTTGGTGTTGGTGCTGGTGAACCCAGCAGAGGGCCCCGCAGGGCCCGGTGATGGGATCAAGCGACGGGATAGCCGTCGTGTCTGCCTGTTGATTCCGGTTCGCCAAACCAGAACAGGCCGGCGAACCACAGCAGGGCGTCGCTGTCAGCAGCGGGCCATTCAGTCCAGGGCGTGCCCCAGTCCTGGTGCTCGAGTCGAGCGCTGCAGGGCTCCAGGTGGGCGTTCAGGTCGCCGACGATGCGCAGGGCAGGGCCGCCGGTGCTGAGCAGGATTTGAAACTCCTCGGGCTCGAGCTCGCCGGGGTTGGCCCAGCCGCTGCGCACGTCAACGGCTAACGGCTGCTGCCGGCTCTGCTCCTCGATCGCCTCGAGGACCTGGCCGTGGTTGGTGCCGTCAAACCCCAGCTCATGCAGCAGCGCCTTTGCCTCACGGTTCAGGTGCCGCCCCTCGCCCTCCTCGGCGCAGAACTGATGGGCCTCGCAGGCCGCGGCGATCGTCTCAGCCCATCCCTGGGCATTGCCCTCGGCGTGGCTGAGCTCCTTCGTCATGGTGTTGGTCATGGGTTGGTTGGTTGGTGTTGGTGCTGGTGAACCCAGCAGGGAGAGGCCAGGGCCCCTCCGGGATGGGATCAAGGACCGGGAAAGCGGCTGAGCGTCCGCGGGTCTGGCTGACGCCATGGCCGCGGTTGCTCAGTCGCCATCGGCAGCGGTTGCTGCCCGGTGCGGATCGGTGGCAGGTCCTGCAGCGCTGCCAGGGACCAGAGCCCCAGCAGCAATGCAGCGACCCCAGACGCGGTGCTGGTCATTGCTCCGCCCACTCCCGCCACAGCTGCCGGTACGCAGCACGCAGCACGGGTGAGGGCATCAGCAGGGCCAGCCGAACTGGTAGCCGATTGGTCAGCCAGCCGGCGAGGTACAGGGCGCGCATGGCTCAGTACCCCAGCCAGGTGAGCGCCTGGGCTGCGTGCTGCAGCGGCAGGACCTCGAGGCCCTGCAGCGCAGCCCGGGCCCACTCCTGCCCGTACTCAAACCGGCTGAAGCCGTGGTGCTCCAGCAGGCGGTCCAGGTCAGGCAAGGCCAGCAGGCAGTCGTCACCCGCGGCCCAGATGACCGAGCTCGCGTAGGTGTCGCTGCCGCTCTCCTGCAGCGCGTCGATCCAGTCGGACCGATCCCAGGTCAGCTGCTCGGCCGGGATCGCCCAGCCGGCAGCGGTTGCCGTCGTGTTCATGTGTCGAGGTGCGGTTGGTTGGTGAGGCCCACCTGCTCAGCTGCGCGACTGCTGCAGCCCTGCAGATGTGCCTGACCGCATCATGGCAAGGACCGCGGCGTGTGGCGCCGTGTTGGTGGCGGAGGCGAAGCAATTGTTGTAACTCTTAACAATTGCTACAGGATGGTCGGGCGCGGCAGCCCCGCGGCAGCAGCCAGACGCCCTGCAAGCGGACAAACAATCCGCCCAGACCCCTGCCCCCATCAGGCCTGCGCGGCCCCGGCTGCCGATCGGCTGCGGCCGCGGGCCGCTGGTGCCCCCAGGGCGCCCCCGGGCCCCCAGCGGGGGGAAGCGGCTGCGCCACGCGCTGAGCACACCCCCACATCACGCGACCCAAAAACGGGCGATGCGGGGTGAAACCACAGAGGGTTCAGCGTGAGGTCTGCAGGGTTGCAGCCAAGAAACGCTCTGAGGGCCCCAGGAGGGCCAGGAAGGCGGCTGCAGGTCTTCAGGGGTGCAGAGATACCCTTTGGGGCTTTTGCGGGGCTTGTAGGGCCTTTACGGGGGAGTGATGCTTTCGCCCGTGTTTTGCCTTGGGATTTTTGATGGACCTTGATAAGAGTCTAGAGCGACTTTTGTTTGGGCATTGGGCGAAAAGGGGTTTTAGATTCCTAAGTGCCGGTGGACCGGCACATAGGGATGGAAGATCCATTGCTATGACTGGGCCGAACAAAAATACTATCGGCGGATTACGCCGCTTTCCGTAGGAGAACCCTAGGGGACTCCTAGGAAACCCTTCAACACCAACCAACCAATGCCGCTCTCACTTGAGGAGCAAGAACGGTTCGTCATGCTGCACCTCTCAAGAGACCTGGAAACCGTCCTGGCAGCAGTAGCTCGCAGGGATCTGGAGCCCAGGGACCTGGCCGTTCTTGTCTGCCTGATCTCGTTCATGGACCGCATGGGCAAGGTGCGCTCCACCAGCGCAGCCGTTGCTGCTCAGCTCGGCGTCAGCCCGTCGCTTGTTGGTAAATCCATCACGCGATTGCGGACGCAAGCAATCATCGCCAAGGTCTACGACAACAAGAGCGGGGAGACCTATTTCCTGGTCAACCCCTATGTCGCCAGCATCGGCGGTCCGCAGCGCCGCAACCACCTGTGGATGCAATTCAAGGCAGCGCTGGAGGACTCACATTGAAAAGCCCGATACGCTGTCCCTAAATGCACTGCAACCATGTATCTGAGCAATGACGAGCGGATCCGCCTCGGACTGCAGCAATACGGCAGCGACGTGCCGGACGAAGTGGTGGCAGCAGCTGAAGCTGCGCTTGCTGGAGCTTGCTGTGTTGCCCCAACGAAGCCGGCCGCAAAGGAGAACGTGAGTTCGACGTCTAAGACGCGGGCGCGCTCTGCCAAGGGCCAGTTCGAGGGTGACGATCCGGCAACGGCTGATGTGAATGAAGCCTTTGTTGAGGGCTAGGCTGTGATCGTCGTGCGGGGGTGGTTCCCTGGCGATGCAATCGTTGATTCCTTGCACTTCGGTGCGACGTTGCAACGGTTGGTTGGTGTGAGAGGCCCCCTTGCGTCGTTGTGCGTAGGGGGGCTTCTCCTTTGACGAGTTGGACCCCCATCCCGCCAGAGCTGGGCCCTGGGCGCTTTGCCTATTTCGTCTGCTACCTGCTCAGGGAGCTGAACCTGGCCGACACGCCCACCAAGCAGCAGATGGCGATCTGCGACTGGATGGAAAACGGCCCAGACCGGCAGATCACCGTTGGCTTCCGCGGTGTGGCCAAATCCACCATGGCGGCGTTCCGGGCGCTGCACCGGCTGCTGATCGACCCGTTCAACGAGAAGATCCTCATCCCAGGCTCGACCCTGGAGAAGGCGGTGGAGATCACCACCTTCATGCAGCGCTGCATCCGCGACATTGATGTGCTGCGGTGTCTGGAGCCCAAGGCCGATGGCCGCTCCTCGACCAAGGCGTTCGACGTGGGCCCGTCGATCGTGGATCAGAGCCCCTCGGTGCGAGCCGTTGGGATCCTCAGCCCAGCGCTGACCGGCAAGCGCTGCACCTGCGCCATCCCGGATGACATCGAGACGCTCAACAACTCGATCACGCCGCTGAAGCAAGAGCGCCTTGCCCAGGCGGTGACCGAGCTCGAAGCCATCCTCAAGCCGGATCAGGGCCAGGAGCTGCCGCGGCAGGTGATGTTCCTCGGCACGCCGCACCTGGAGACATCGCTGTACCTGCGGCTGGTGCGCGAACGCAACTACGCCATCCGCTACTGGCCGGCCCGCTACCCCAACCCCAGCGACCCGGATCAGTGGGATTGCTACGAGGGCAACCTCGATCCGCGCATGGCGGCCGAGGTGGAGGACAACCCGGAGCTGGCTGGCACGCCGACCGATCCAGAGCGCTTTGGCGAGTCGGAGCTGGTCGGCCGGGAGATGCGCATGACTCGCGCCTCGGTGCAGCTGCAGTTCCAGCTCAACTGCCGCCTGTCCACCCTGGATCGTTACCCGATCCGGCTGGGGGATCTGATCGTCATGCCGCTGGACGGCAAGGCGCTGCCCGAAGTGGTGGCCTGGTCGTCGGGCAACGAGCACCGACTGCAGAGCCTGCCGTGCGTTGGCCTGGGCAGCGACCGCTACTACTTCTCGGCCGCACTGATCCAGGGCTGGGTGCCGGCCACCGAGACCTGGCGCTGCATCCTGGCGGTGGATCCTTCGGGCCGCGGCAGTGATGAACTGGCCTGGGCCGTGATTGCTGAGCTCAACGGCAACCTGTTCCTGCTCGAGTCGGGCGGCACCACCCGCGGCTATG